CCCAGCATCCCCAAGGCAGACCCACCGAAGAGATTGCCAATCATTCCCATTATACCTGGGCCCTTTGCACCTTTAAGGTCTTTCTTGGCATTCAACAGATCGGTTTGTTGTCGAAGTTTTGCAATTTCTGCTGCGACACCACCGTTTTCACCATCTTTAAGTTCGTCAAAATCGGATTTTGTTTTATCAGCTTCTGCTTGTGATTGAGCAGCTCCTGCCATATCACTGAGACTAGCACTTTGAGATTGGATTGTATCAGAGATAGAAGAAAATGCTTCTGTAAATTTCGACAATTCAATGGATACTGTCCTAAGAGAGTTCTTCCCATTACGAGTCAGTCTCCCTTCAGCCTTAAGGCGGTCGGTAATAGCTATAGTTTGCTCAGACATTCCTTTCTCTTGCGAGACGGCTTCTCTTGCTTTACCTGCTTTACCTTTCTTAGAAGTATCTTCCATTTAATTTTGTCTTATTTTTTTTGTTTTTCTTTTTGTTCTTCTAACCAAGCAACTAGCATGGAGAAGTACAAATCCCTTTCATACGGCAATAAATTTTCTAGCTCTGTTATCGAATATTTATGATGCTGCACCATTGCGAATATAACCTGATAGTAATTTCCCAAACTGTTATGGCACAGCATTAGATAAAAAAAGTACGCATTCCTTCAATAACAAAAGTCTTATCAGAACCTTCGCTGTTGACATATTTAATTTCATGTCTCAGTTTAGGCATTGTTTCAAAAAATTGTGTGATTCCTTTTACAACATCTCCAGTCATGCCGCCCATGAAATCATCGACTTCTTGATCTGTATAATCAGCAAAGTCATGAACCTCATCATCAGATACAATACTGTGAAGGCAAGATATCATTATATAATAATTGACCAAAGGATCTTTTGGGTTCATAGCAATAATATTAATGAATTCATCAATAGACGGATATTTCAGCTGTAAAACATATTCATCGTTAATCTGAATAGACTTGTTGTGGTTCTCATCAATTGTAAGAGTCACATCATTGATGTCTAGTTTCACCTCTACTCTTTCTTCAGTCTCTGGATCTGTTATCTCAAACTCTATGGTATTGTCAACTGATTTTGCTCTCAGAGTCAATAACACAAATTCTAGATCAAACATTGCCAAAGTTGAGATATCTTTACTGATTAGACAATTATTTACAACCTGCTTAGCAGCTATGATCTCTTGTTCAGGATCTTTCGATTCTTGTGCTACCAATAAAATCTTTTCTTCTTTTACAGTAAAAGGTCTGTATTGTATTGTTTCTCCGGTTGAAGGGAGCACCATCTCTAAGATGGGGATATCAATTTTAGGTAATGCCATAATTTAAACTCCTGTTAACCGCCGCCGAGACGATCACTAATATTGTCAAATGAATTTCTCACTCTTGTAACTCTGTTCACCGCATCTTGGATAGATGTGATGTTATTTCCTTGATTGACTGTTTGCCTTACTACATCCGCAAATCCTGCGATTGCACCAATTGTTTCTAGCAGGCCAGAGCCTCTGCCCAAACTACTTCGATTTGTCCCACCGATTTCACCGTCGAATTGAATTCTATCGTAAGAAAATGAAATGGGCAATGTCATGAAGCTGTCGTTATCTTCCCACGCCAAATCAACATCACCCATTGCTATTGGAAAAGCATTGATTAATTTGGTTTCGTAATATTTGTATTCTTCAGAGTCAGTTGTATAGTGTCTAATCGTTATATCTTGAGCATAATCACTACGATAGCCAACCTCGAATGGCAGTTGACCGTCAACATCTGAAAATGAACCGATTGATGTTCCGAAGTTTATAATTGTTTGCATCCATGAATGAAAGAATCTCATTACCTCATGATTAGAGTCACACATGAATATAGCATTAGCAGGTTCTTTATTCATAGTCAAAGGCATGTCACGAGGAAGTTGAGCAACCTTTTGATCTACTGCAGTCGTAAATGTTACGCCTGGGACAGTCATGTTCTTACAGAGAAAAGCAAAATCTCTCGGGCCGATATTTGAAGTGTTCTTTTTTGGCCTAGATGAGATTCGAACTTCAAATAGATTTGACCTTGCAGGGCCTCCGAACTTGTCTAAAGTCGACTTAAAATTTGTGATGTTAAAGGGCACCGGATTATCCTCTTATGATTTTTCTTGAATCGGCATAGACTTTCTGCTTACTAGCACCGACAAACCTAGCAGATGGTAGAAACAATGCTATGTCCCATTCACTTGGATTGATATACAGGAACCTCGATTGAAGTTGGCTTGACAAATAATGTTTGATACAAGGTTTGAACTCTTTAAATTTAGAAGCACCATTTAATATGTCATAGGATAATTTAAGTTTTGTCGATTCGTCGTACTTCTTATTATTGGTAGCAGAATATAGTGCATCCATCAATTTTGCTCTTAGAACTGGTGGCAGGTAATGTAAGTTGATTCCCAGAAATCCACCCTTTGCCTTATTTATTGGAAAAATCAAAGGCATCTTATCATAATATGGAAGTGTGTCTTTGTGTTTTGCTTCATAAACAAACATGTACATGTTACCATATACAATGCGACCTTTTGCTTGTCCCGATTTTGTCAGTTGAGATTCTAGTTTAGTCTCTGACACAGCACCCTTGCTCATTGAAGCTGCCTGATCTCGATACCAAGCTCTTGCTTTCTTCGTTCTTGCAGGAGCCTGGCCCGCCCGGATCCCTTTAAGAAGGATGTCGTCGAATATCTTAGCTGCCATCTATTTGATTCCTAGTTCTTTTTCGGTCCATATCTGAAATTCCCATCCACGATCGGCACAGTAATTTTTTGCTGCTTTCCATTTTGCCTCATTAACACCCCAGGTCTTTACCTCATTTAAATATCTTCGTGAGATGCGACCACTTGGTGTTGCATTCTTTTTCTTAATGTCTGGTGGTCTTGTCTGACCAGCAGGCTTAATTTCGATCATCAATGTTCCCAAGTCACCACCCTTCTTTTTCATGTGTACAATCACATCTGGAAAGTATCGATGAGTCTTTCCATCGATTGGTGATCGATATGGAACAATAACTTCTTCAGACTGCCACCAAATGACATCTGGGTGATCATCTACAAGTCTAAAGAACTTTAGTTCCCATAAGGACCGATATATTATTTTCTGCCAATCACCCTTGTACTTTGCCGGGTTTTTTGGTCTAAACCTGCCTTTGTATGCCATATTCTAGTTTCGATATAAATATAATTCAATAGTCTTTATATTTATCTAAAAGCAAGGAACCAACAAATGGCACGATCTAGCAGACCAGAGTTTGTGATCAAAAAAGCCAAAGAAGGAGCATCTTCCAAAAGATTGTCATTTCCTTCTAGCCCGTACCCTCATAGCATTCTTTTTGTGTTTAAGAAGTATAATTACACAGACCTTGAAGGAAACTATAAGGCTTTCAGTGGGCAGTCTGATTTAAAAAGTCAAACCTCTGCGCAACCATCAGCGCAAACAGCTAACGTTGGAAATACTTCGTCAATAGAATTACCATTCCCAGCACAACTTCAAGATGATATTGGGATCAAATTAAACGGCATTGACAGAGATTTTGCTACAGAGAAGATAGCACAAGGGTTGGCAACTCTTGCTACCAGTGGTAATGTTGGTGCCGCAATGGACCAAATTAAAAATAGTCTAGGCGGTATGGCTGGTGCCGGCGCTGGGATGATGTCTGAAATCGCAAAATCGATGCAACAAATAGGTTCTGGTGATTTCTCCCAAGCTAAAGATGTTCTCACGAAGGCGTTCGAAAAATTCCGGAGTATGGATGCTAAAGGAGCCACTGCTGCAGCAGGATATGCTTTACGAAGTTATCTTCCCGGTGACATGGGCAAGACAATTGATGCTGTAACCGGTAAAACTCTTAACCCGAAAGAAACAATGGCGTTTGGTGGGGTTGATCTTAAATCTTACACATTCGATTGGACTCTATTCCCACAAAGCCCACAGGATTCGGATCTCATTAAAAACATAATAAATCTTCTAAAGAGCAATGCTTTGCCGGTGATTGACACCTCGACTTCTGCACCGTTTGAAAAAGCATTTTTAAATTTTCCTGCAGTTGTAGAGACTAGTTTAATTGGTGTTGATGAATCCTTCTATCCTAGATTTAAACCGGCTATGATCTCTGGGGTAACCGCAGATTATGCTGGTGGCCAGGATATGGCAATTATGAAAGGTGGTCGACCTGCTGCAGTAACGCTAGGGTTGTCTATTTCCGAACTTGCAATTCATACAGCAGAAGATTATTCATCATCGAGCTCGGAACCCGAGGGATCAAATGATGCAGGAGCAGTGGGATGAAATATTTTGAGAATTTTCCGGTAATCAACTATGATGGCCGTAGAGTTAAAGACATCACTAGAAGGACACAGTTTGTTAAAGATGTATCGACAAACCCATTCCTATACATGCCGTATACAGTAAAGGATGATGAAAGACCAGAAGATATTGCACATTATTACTACGGCTCAGTAGATTATATTTGGCTTGTGTATATGTCAAATGCAATCATTGATCCATATCATGATTGGCCTAAGTCTCTCGAACAATTTCACCAATATCTAATAGAAAAATATGCCAGTATTGCAGATGCGGAAGGTGAAGAAATTCTGAATTGGCTTCAGTCTTTGGACACAGAAGACAATATTGTATATTATTATAGACCAGCAGGAACCTAATAGATGGCTATCGAAGACATTATCTTAACACCAGAATCTTTTCAGACGATTTATCTACGTCGAGAAGATAGGGTCATCCTCCGCACAGAGAAGGGTGCTAAAATTATTATCAGACGTATCATCCCAGAAGAATGGGTTGCCTACCGGTTTTACGAATACGAAGAAGATTTGAACAACAATAAAAAAGAAATCATGCTGTTCAGCAAAGAATACCTTACTCAGATCAAGCGAGAATTCAAAGAAAGCTTTAACATATGAGTCAATTTAATCCAGAAGACTGTAGTGTTACCAAAGCAGAAATTATTCGCTTTGATGGCAATTCTAGAGACATCACTACAAACATAGTTGAGGTTATATTATCTCAGTCTGTCAGCACTGCATCTTGGGTTGGTTCTGCAACAGTTCTGGATAAGGTCGGAATTCTCGATAAATTTGGTTTGCGTGGTGAAGAAGAATTTAAATTAGAACTCTTGTGTAATGATTTGGGGACTGTAAGAAGGCTTGATGCTCAGATTTACAAAATAGACAGTGTCGTGCCTTCCGAAGACGGAACAGGTTACACTTATGTAATTCATTATGTTTCAAAAACTTCATACGAAGCAGGAATCAGACGAGTTATCAAACCATTTACTAATGTCACCGCATCTTTTGCAGCAGAAAATATATTCAAAGATTACTTTGGTGATATTGGCCCATGGTTAGGAAAGAATCAAGATGCAGCTACAGAAACATTGCCGTTCCAGACTAAGAAATATGCTTTAAAAAGAAATGAAAGATCTCTTTACATTCAACCTTCACTTGTAAAAATGAAAGCATTGATTCCGAATTATCAACCACAACAAGCAATGTTTTTCTTGGCAAGCAGAGCATATAGTACAGATGCACTATCTAGCAATTTTAGATTCTTTGAGACTCTTAATAGTTATTACTTTGTTACCGATGAATTCTTAATGAAGAGTGGAACTGACAATCCATCTAAAATAAAAAAATTAAGTTATGGTGCGGTCGCGCCGAAAGAAGCAACAGCACCTTTACAACAAATTTCCACAATACTGACAATGATAGATAATGTCAGAGTTGATACAACGGCAGATATAGTCAATGGTGGTTATAAAAGCAAATCTTACGAAATAAATTTACTTGAGAGAAGTGTGAAAGAAGTCCTTTATGATTACACGAAAGGCCAAGGATATGTTTCATCGACTGGTAACAAACGAAAAATCACAGATGACATTCACACAAAAGAATTTATGGATGCGACATTCACAGAAGAAAATGCTAGCCGATTTATAGTCTACAGAGACTACAGATACGATGATCAAGAGGCAGGTGTCCTTCGTTCAGATCAACATTATAGTGAATCGATTGCAAATAGAATAAGCCATTCTGCACACATGGAAGCAATCACAGTGAGTGCATCTATCTCTGGTAGACTTGACTTGGAACCTGGCGATATTGTAAACGTCGATGTTAATGCCGCAAATATAGAAGTAGAGAATAATAAGGATGAGCGACTATCTGGTAATTATTTAATCACAAATACTAATCATGTAATTAATGGCAGTACTTTAAAGACAAGTATGAGAATGGTGAAATATGTTTGAGAAAGGTGTTGGAATTTCAGAGCCGCTATTCTTTATAGGAGTAGTAGAGAACAACGACGACCCGCAATTAGATGGTCGAGTCCAAGTAAGAGCATTTAGTATACATGGAAATAATAAACAGATTCCAACTCCAGAATTGCCATGGGCAATTTGTGCTTCGGGACACTACGATCCAAATAGTCCAATACCACCACTCAATGCGTTTGTTTATGGAATGTTCTTAGATGGACGTGATGCTCAAACTCCTTTGATCTTGGGTTTGATTCCAGGCCAATATTTAGAAATCATAGACCCGGAAAAGAATGGTTGGGGTGTTGTTCCTCATCGTGACGGAGAAGAACTTGCAATGGGAACTTCTCCCAGAGACATTGGCAACCCGATCAGGTCTCGTTTAGCTCGAGGTGAAAGTATCGAAGAGACCTATGTTCTCGGCCAGGAGATGAATAGAAAAGAAGGGAATAAAATTGCTGGAACACAAGATCCAGACGACAATGAAAAATATGACACATGGTCCGAACCCAGTTCTGCGTACAATCCTGAATACCCTCACAATAGAGTAATAGAAACCAGACATCATTCAATTGAATTAGATGATACTCCTAAAGCTGAAAGGATTATGATTAGGCACAAGACCGGGGGTTTCATTCAAATAGATTCAAGCGGAGCTGTTACAGAGAAGTCAGTAGGCGATCGATATGAAGTGACCGACGGAAGTTATCATCAATCAGTCGGGGGTCACGGTCAAGGCCAAAGTCATTTTGTGACCATCTATGGAAACTCTCATGTTCACGTTGAGGGAA